TTCATTTGTTTTTGCGGTTATTTTTATATTTTTATCCCTTTTCATGTGGTTTTTTTATATAAGTATGATAAAAGTATGATAAAAATCATATTAAATTAAATATATCTTTTTAATCAAACTTACTTTTGAAAAACTATTGATATTTATAATAAACAAAACTATAAAAAGTAAATAATAACCTTAAAATAAATAAAAAATATGGCAACACAAGTATTCGTTAGTCCTGGAATTTATACATCTGAAAAAGATTTAACATTTGTTACAAGACAAGTTGGTGTAACAACATTAGGTCTAGTTGGTGAAACAACTATAGGACCAGCTTTTCAACCAATTTTTCTTAGTAATTATGGTGAATTTCAATCTTTTTTTGGTGGATTAAACGCTACCAAAGTAAAAGAAACTGGAGCACCAAAATATGAATTAGCTTATATCGCTAAATCATATTTATCACAATCTAATCAATTGTTTGTAACAAGAATACTAGGTTTTTCTGGTTATGACGCTGGATTAGCTTGGGGTATTGTTCTTGATGCAGCTTTGGACCCAGCAACTAGTGTTGCAACTGGTGATGGTGGAACATATTCTCCATTTATCAGTTTCTCAGCAACATCTGCTGGTACTGTTACAAGTCTTGTTTCCGCTGACTCATTTGTTCAATCTTTGATTAACGATGGAACATTGGTAACTAGTCTTGCTTACTTAGGTACAGCTACAACTGGTTCAACTATCAATATTGGCCCAGTTTATTCAAAAACAGGTGGTTCATTTAGTGGTGTTTCATTTAATATTTTTGTTAATAGCACAAATTTCGGAACTACTGGTTCAACCAGTGGTATTACAGGTACTACAACTGGTGTTACAATAACTTACAGTGGAACACCTTATAGTGATGTTGAAGATAAACTTGTCGCTTTGTTACGTTCTAGAGGAACAATTAACCAAACAACACAAACACCTTCATTCGAAATAAGTGCAACTACAAATGTTATGTTTGACCCAGTATTTTCTGGTGCGACTTCTGACCCATTAGGTGTGTTTTCACTAAGTGGTGTTTCAAACACGCAAGGAGCCTTTAACTATCAAGTTTCTATGGATAGAACCAAAAGAAATTACTTGCCTAAAGTTTTGGGTAGAAACGCACAAGATGGTAACACAGCATTATTTGTTGAGGAATTGTTTGGTAATATGTTCAAAATTTTGAACCTTGACGGGAAAATTAGAGGTGTAAAACAAACATTGGTTAATTATGCTGATAAATACAAAGATTATTTAAATGAATACCAACCAGCTGTTACTCCATATGTTGTATCAGAATTACGTGGTAATAAAGTATTGAGATTGTTCAGATTATGGACAATATCTGATGGTAACGCAGCGAATGAACAATTTAAAATTTCAATCGTAAATATTAAACCAGACACAAAAGAATTTGACGTTTATATTAGAAGTTATTTTGATACAGACGCTCAACCAAGTGTACTTGAAAGTTACTCTCGTTGTACGATGGACCCATCTTCAGCTAATTTTATTGGTAGAAGAATTGGAACTATTGATGGAGTTTACATATCTAAATCTTTTTACGTATTGGTAGATGTTGATGACACTTCTGATACTAGTGATGCTTTTCCATCAGGATTTGTTGGTTTTCCTATTCGTGATTACCAAACAAATACCAACCCAGCAGTTCAAACACCTAAATTAATATACAAACAAACTTATGGTGCTTTTGAAAATAAACGTAAATTTTATTTAGGTCTTTCTGAAAAACTTGGGATTGATTCTGATTTCTTTGATTATAAGGGGGTTCCTACTACAACATCATCAAATCAATGGACTGGTTTAACCAATGGTTTCCACATGGATATCGATGCAAGCGCAGTTACAATTGATAATGTTTATGTTACAATAAATAGTAGTGGTGGTACTTATAGCCCAACATTCTTATTTGATACTGGAAATTGGGAATTTAGAACTGATAATGGTTTAACAAATGGTCCATACGAAAAACTTTATGCTCGTAAATTTACTTTTGCGCCATACGGTGGTTTTGATGGTTGGGATGTTTATAATACAAAGAGAACTAACACTGATAGTTTTATTATCAACGGTACAAAAGGTATTGCTGGTGTGACTAGTGGTTCATTCTCACCTAGAACTCTTACAAACGGAGATTTGGGTATTAATTCAGATTATTACGCATACTTAGAAGCTATTTGGACGTTTAGAAACCCAGAGGCGGTGAATGTGAATGTGTTTGCAACACCTGGAATTGATTTGTTCGATAACGGAGACTTGGTTGAAGCAACTATAGAAATGGTTGAGACAGAAAGAGCTGACTCATTGTATATTGTTACAACACCAGATACAGAAAATGGTCAAATTTTAAGACTAGAAGAAGTTGTTGAAAGATTAGGTGACCAATTTGATAGTAATTACACTTGTACTTATTGGCCTTGGGTTCAAATAAATGACTCTGAAAATAACGTATTGATTTTCGTTCCACCAACAAGGGATGTTGTACGTAACATTGCGTTGACTGATAATATTGCATTCCCTTGGTTTGCCGTTGCTGGTATTCAACGTGGTGATGTTGATGCGATTCAAGCTCGTAAGAAACTTACTCTTTCAGATAGAGACCTTCTTTATGATAATAGAATTAACCCAATCGCTACTTTCACTTCTGACGGTATTAAAGTTTGGGGTAATAAAACTCTTCAAGTTAAAGAAACAGCTCTTAACAGAATCAACGTTAGAAGACTTCTTTTACAAGCTAGAAAACTTATTTCAGCTGTATCTATTAGATTATTATTTGAACAAAATGATACTGTTGTTAGAAATCAATTCTTATCTCTTGTTAATCCAATTTTGAATAACATTAGAACTGAAAGAGGTTTGACAGACTTTAGAGTTGTTCTTTCGAATGACCCAGAGGATTTCGATAGAAATCAATTAACTGGTCAAATATTCTTGAAACCAACAAGAAGTCTTGAATACATACAAATCGAATTTGTTGTTATGAATACAGGTGCTTCGTTTAATAACATTTAATTTAAACTAAAACATAAGAACCCCTTTTAGGGGTTTTTTTGTTTTTATTAATATTTATAAGATATGACAAAAATAAAGATAACTTCAGAACAATACAACAAAATTTTGTTGCATGAACAACATGTTAGAACTAATTCTTTGAAAACTTTAAATGAAGGTATCAAAGAAGTTGTTTTAGGGGTCTCTATGCTTATGGGTATCAACTTAACTGGTTTGAATAAAGAACAAGCTGAGAAAGCTTTAAAAGATAAAAATGTGATGCTTGAAATTTCCTCTACATTCGAAAATGAATCAAAAATTGATGAATTAATAAAGAATTTAGAGGAAAAAGGAATGGTAAACGCTAAAGAAAAACTCTCTAGTAAAGCCAATCAAGTAATAACTAAATTCAATAAAATATCTGAAGAAAATAATTTTGGGATAAATTTAGGTTTATTTATTATGAGTAAACTAAAAAATAAATAATTGTTTTTTATTCATTTTTTTTTTAATTTATGATATTTATATTAAAATAACAAATCTTTGTGTTAACACAAAGGTATTAATTAACAAAAACAAGAAAATATGGCTGATTTATTAATGAAAATGCCCTTACCCTACGAACCTAAGAAAAAGAATCGTTGGTTAATTACATTCCCAGCTGATTTGGGGATTCAACAATGGTGGTTATCTTCTGCTTCAAGACCTTCAATTACACAAAACGAAGTTGAAATACCATTCTTAAATACATCTACATGGGTTATTGGTCGTTTCACTTGGGAATCTATTGAAGTGACTTTTCGTGACCCGATTGGCCCATCTGCTACACAAGCAATAATGGAGTGGGTTCGTCTTCACTCAGAATCAGTTACTGGTCGTCAAGGTTATGCTGCTGGATATAAACGTCCTGTAGAATTAGAAATGCTTGACCCAACTGGTGTTGTTGTTGAAAAATGGTTGTTGGATGGAACAATGTTAACTACTGTTGGATTCGGAGATTTATCGATGGATGATGATGGTATTGCTGAAATAACAGCTACTATGAGATTCGATAGAGCTATATTATTATTTTAATTTATTAAAAAGCTTTATCAAAAGCTTGGCTTATAAAGATTTATTTAGTGTATTTAATGGTAGTTTGTGAAGAATGTGATATATAATTCGAAACGTTATATTCAGTTAGACGACGCACCAATATATCCAATTTAAATTAAAACAGTTAATAATGATATTATAAAAAATAAAATTGCTAGTGATAACAATATTAAATTATTAAGATTTTGGAAAACAGATATAAATAATAATCCAGATGAAGTTATTAGTAGATTGAAACATGAATTAGGTATATAATAAAATATTAAATATAAAAACCACTCTAGAGAGTGGTTTTTTCATTTAATAA